ATTGCTTTAGCCGCAAAATAATCGCGTAACGTCATGGTGGAGGCAGGCGCACATTTTTCGTGGGCCACTTTGTCGAGATCGGTAAGAGCATCATAATATGTGGGGCTGTCGTACATTGTACTCTCCTGTTGATGGCCCGACGCTACAGAATGTTTGTTGACCTGTCAATGATTGTTTGATAGATAGTGAGCATGGAACGCGAGATCGAACAGTACTTTGTGTGGGCCGTCCAGCGCGTGGGCGGCGTCACCTACAAGTTCCGCGCGCTGAACTGCAAGGGCGTCAGCGACCGCATCGCCTGCCTGCCTGGTGGGGCGACGTGGTTCGTGGAACTGAAGGCGCCCAACGGGCGGCTGTCGCCGCTGCAACGCAAGTTTGCGGAGGACATGGTGCAGCTTAACCAGAACTACGCCTGCCTGTGGAACAAATCAGAGATAGATGAATGGACCTTCGGCCTTACCAAAACGACGCCGTGACGTTCCTGTACGAGCGTGACCGCGCCATGATCCTAGCCCCTGTGGGCGCGGGCAAGACCGCCATCACGCTGCGGGCAATGGCCGAGATGAAGCGCGACGGTCACGCCAGGCGCTGGCTGGTGGTGGCGCCCAAACGTGTGTGTACGGACGTGTGGCCCGTCGAGGTGGCGAAGTGGGCGCCGTCGCTGTCGTATTCCGTTGCCGTCGGCACCTCCACCCAACGCAAGGCAGCACTCTCGTCTAGCAGTGACATTGTCATTGTCAACTACGACAACCTCGACAAGCTGCCGGCTGACCTGCCGTTCCAGGGCGTGGTGTTCGACGAACTGACCCGGCTCAAAAACCCGTCGGGCAAACGCTTCAAGGCGTTCTACAAGGTGCTGGACCGCTTCCCAGTGCGCTGGGGCCTGACCGGGTCGTTCACCTCGAACGGTCTGGAGGACGTCTTTGGCCAATGCAAGGTGGTGGACGAAGCGTTGCTGGGCCGCGCCAAGGGCGCGTTCCTCCAGCAGTACTTCGTCTGCATCAACCGCGAGTTTGGCGATTGGCAGCCGCGACGCGGTGCCCTTGAACAGGTCATGGCGCGCATCCGCCCGGCGACATTCGTGCTGGAACCTGGCGTCTACAAGGACAAGCTGCCGCCCTGCCACGTCGTCGAGATGCGCTGCGACATGCCCGACCGTGAGCCATACGAGAAGATGAAGCGCGACTTTGTGGCCGAGGTGGGCACCCGCGAGATCACCGCCCTGTCGGCCGCCGCCGTGACGAGCAAGCTGCAACAGATGGCGGGCGGCTGGGTCTACGACAGCAGCACGGTCGCGTCCGACCAGCCGGGCAAGTTCACGGTGTCCAAGACGCCCGTGTGGTTCTCGACGCACCGCTTCGACATGCTGGACGAAATCCTTGAGGGGAACCAGCGCGCCAACACGCTGATCGTCTACAACTTCGTCGAGGAGCTGGTGCAGTTGAAGACCCGCTACCCGCACCTGTGGACGCTGGACGACGGTGAAGGGGTCATTGAAAAATGGAACGCGGGAAAGATCCCGCTGCTGGCCGTCCATCCCAAGTCGGCCGGTCACGGTTTGAATTTACAGGGCTCTTGTAATCATATGGTTTTTTTGACTTTACCTTGGTCGCTGGAACTGTACGAGCAGACGGTCGGCCGCATCCATCGCGGGGGCCAAGAGAAGGACGTGTGGGTCTACGTGATGCTGACCAACAAGACGATAGACGAGCGCATCTGGGCCGCCCTGGCGGACAAGCGCGCGATTTCCGACATAGCTTTAGAGGAGTTAAAGGGGTGAACTGGTTTCAACTTAACGTTGTGCTGCCGTTGAAGGACGAAAGCCAAATACGGGCAATGCTGGATGAAGAGGTGGCGGTCCACAAGCGCCCGACCTTTGTGGTCCGCATCCACCAGCGCTACACCATGCTGCGGGCGCAGCGGGAGCGTCAGGAGCTGTTGGAGAAAATCAAGTCATGACGCAGTTCTTTCTCATGTTGTTTGCTGCGATGGCTGGAACGGTCGCAGGTATTGTCGCCGTTATCTGGTGGTTGTGGTGAACCGTGCCGCGCTGATCAAGGCGGCCATCCAGCACGTCAAGACTATAGCACCAAACTCTTACGAGGAGTGGGTCGGGGTCATCATCGACTTCACTTGCAGCGCTTGCGGAACGGGTCCCACTCGCCACCCCGGCGAACGCAGTCCTGATACGCCTTCTCTTCTTCCGCTGTCATGCGTTTGGCCAGATGAGGGAGAAGGCTCTTGAACACGGCAGCGCCCAGACCGACCCAGAAGGTCGGCCGCCGCGCCACCAGATAGCCGCCAGCGCCGACGCCGACCAGCAGCGCGACGATAGCGGCAATCTCCAGCCAGGTCATACCTTGGGCTGGTTCGGGACCATGTAGGTGACGACGGCGGTCAGGACCGCGCCGAGGATGACCGACACGCTGTCGATCAGGCTGGGCGTCACCCAGCCGGTCGAGATGCCGAACAGGCCGATGAGGGCCACAAGGCTGGTGATGAAGGCAGCTACGGCCTTATGTGCAGTCATGTTATTCACTCCGGGGTTAAGAATAGTTTGCGTTCAGCCTCACGGCGGCGGGTCAGCCCCGCCAACGCGCGACCATGAACCTTGTTCCACAACAGGAACGCCTCGGCGGCGCCCTTGACGTCGCCCGCGTTCAGGCGCCGCACAACCGACGAGCCTGCAAAGTTGCCGGGGCCGATGTTGTAGCAGAGGCTGACCATCGCGGAGAACTGGTTGGGCGTCGGCTTGACGGTGACGGCCTTATCGACCGCCTGCTCGTACTTGCCCAAGTCGCGGGCCAGTATCTTCTCGGCCTCGGCGGCCGTTATCGTCATGCCCGGCGTCACCTTGGGTTCGCCGGCTGCCGACGTGTGGCCGTAACCGATGGTGTCCACGCCCGCGCTGCACTTGTACGCTTTCAGGCGAAGACCCTCAAAGCTCTTGATCAAGTCCAGACCTGCGGCGTTGACCTTCATGGCTGCCTGTTAGCGATGTGGTTGATGCGCTCGAACATCGTGTTAAGCGTGCGGTCCACCTGGGCGAACCCTTCGCGGATGTCCGTCTTCACCTCGCGCATGGCGATGTTGAAGTCGTCCTTCTGGACGTAGTGGGTGGGGAACTTGCGCACGTCGTCGTCAAGTCGATCCAAGGATGAGTAAACGCGGTTCAAGACGTACCCTCCGAAAATGCCTGCAAGACCGTAGGCGATGTTGAAAAGCACCTGGTAGTCCACCTTGTTACCTCGACATACGGTTCTGGTTTTCTTGATTAGCGAAGGCAGAGCCTGAGATAACGGGAGGAACATACGTGCTGCCCATACGGCCAATGTTACGCATGTAATTTTCGGCCGTTGTGCCAGGCGGCAAACCGCGCAGCATGTTTTGCGTCAGATCAGCGGCGCGGGACATCGCCATGCGATTTGCCGCCGCTTGCGCAGCCGCAGAACCTGCGGCTATACCGCTTACAACGCCGGCCGCCGTAGGGCTCTGTAACGCCGCCGCGCCACCGGCTGGCACCGCGTACCCAAGAATTTGCTTCCAGTTTGTTCCTGGCGACGCGCGGCCAAGAAACGCCAATACGTTTTCAGTTGGTGTGCCAGATTGAATGCTTTTAATTACCTCGCGTTCTTCCGGCGTAAACTTGGCCATCAACCGTTTATCAGCAACGATAGGTTCCAAGCGCGACCTAAGAACGTCAATTGCCGGGCGTTTGCCGCTTTTAAGTTCTACGTCAGAAAGAACTTTCTCAAGAATTTCGCCTTTGCGCGCGTTACTCCATTGCGCGCGAGCGTCAGTAACAGCTTTGGCCGCTGCTTGCGCGTTGCCCGCAGTAACTTGAGCGGGCGTTGCGTTGGCGATAAAATTATCTAGTTCATCTTGAACTTTAGAAGCAATCCGCGCCGCTGTGGGGCTTACGATTTTGCCGGTGTTGGGGTCTTTCCCTACTTCCCCTAATTTACCCCGCAAAACTTCCAATTGCTGAAATGACAGTTCGCTCTGCGGACGTTTGCGAAGATCACGAATGACGCGCAAAACGGCGTTGGCGTCTCGGCTACTAATGGCTGCCGGTAAAGATTGCAAAGATGTTTCTAGATCATTCGCTAGATTATCTGCGGCAGCAGAACTAAAACGTACCCCTTCCTGTTCCATCTTGCGGTAGAACTCTTTTGCTTGCCCGCGAATGTCCTCGCCAGTAACAACCGAACGCGGCGTTTTACCGCCCGCTAAAGACCCGCCCGCGCCGCCAGCCAACGACACCAAAAACAACTTGAGTGGGTCGCGTTCGCCGCCTTCTACGGCGGCCTGTGTAGCTGCGCCGGATGTAGCGCCGCCAACAGCTTGCGCTCTGGCGCCGCGACCAGCTTCAGAAACAACATTACGAAACGTACCGGGCTTTAAAGTTTTGGCCGTGACTTCTAACGCTTTTGCAGTAGCACCGCCTGGCGCTGCGGCCTCTAGGGCTGTACTATAAATCCGTTGCGGCGTTGTTTCAGGCTGACGCATGCCGGGAAGACCCGTGCTTTCATACGTCTGACGAATAGCCTCAGAAGGCATAACCATGCGCGGCGCACCAAACGGTGTGGCTGCCAAGTTGTACGCGCCTACGCCAAGATCAGACAGTCCTAAAGCCAGAACACCTGCCGCCGCGCCGGGCGCTGCACCCACACCCGCGAAAGGAGCCCCCGCCAAAGCGCCGGCACCCGCAGCCGTTGCATAAGGCATAAGCGCGCGATTAGTAACGCCCATCCATTGCGCGGCTTGCCCCGCCGCATCGCGAGAAGGCGGCGGAGGATTAAGTTGCGCCTGCAATGCCGCAAATACATCTTCTTCAGTTGCGTTATCTGGCAGCCCATCAACTTCGTACGTGGAACCGTCATTCAAAGTGATTTCATACGCCGCCATTAACGTACTCTCCGAATTTTAGGCTTTTCCGACACATCAGGAAACTTTTGCTTTAGTTGTTCGTCGATGTTTCCAAACTGTTCTTGTGCGGCTTGAAGAATAGCCTGCGATGAATTTTCGCCTTTGTAAGAATACGTGTCGTCAAACGCGCCAACAATATTGGCTTTTGAACGTTCAAGAACGCCATAGTAGTCAATAAGTGCTTGGCGAAGATCTTCGTATTCTTGCGCCTGCGCAAATGCGCCTCGGCTGTCTCGCAACGTGTTGCCTTCTTGGTTAGAGACGTTGCCGAGCGCGCCGCCCGCTGGAGACGCTTGCTTCAATTCAACTAACGCCGCTAGACCCGCTCCGGCCTTAATTTGATCAAATAGCGCCTGCGCGCGTTTGGCGTCGGCGCTAAGGTTGGGCGTGTACGCCCCAACTGTGCCAGAAATGTCTTTAAGTCCGGGGTCGTTTATAAGTTTTTCAAGCGCAACAAGGGTGTTATCCATGCCTGTTACGGCAGTGCGTAGCGCAGAAGAAGATTTAGGGTACGCTTGGTCAAATTTGGCCTTGGTTTTAGGGTCCAAACCTTCAACCGCCGCGCTCTCCGAAGTGATGGCCGTGCCGTCACCCGCCGTCGCTAGGCGCATTTCGCCGGTCTTATTGTTCATGACATACATTTTGCCGTCGCCGCCCTTGACGGTCGAATAGCTGCCTTCTGGTCCTTGTTCGGCCTCGGCAGCCAACTTCGCTTTATCATATGCCAACCGCTGGCTAGCCGTTTCAGCCTGAAGGCGCATGTTGGCCGTCGGCTCAAGCTGGCTAAGGATGAATTGGCCTTCCTTATCCTTGGCCAATTCGGCCCGCAGGATCGTCATCCGCATCTTGGGGTCGGCTATGCCCTTGAGGCGCTGCATGAACGGCGTGAAGGCTTGCGCGACCTCCGGGGGCAACAGGGACGTTGCCGCGTCCAAGCCTGCGTCGGACGGGTCCGAAAAAGCCGACGCCACCGCTGGCAACATGGCCTCGGCGGCTTGTTGCGCGGCTTCCTTCTCGGCTTCCGCAGCCTGCTCTTGGCGGGCCGTCTCGATCTTGTAGATGTTTTCCGCGCCCTGCACGCGCTGCTGCATCAGCGCGTTCATGTCCGGCATGTTGTTGGCCGCGTTCACGAAGGCGTTACTGACAATACTGGGGTCGAGCGGCATGTTTCACCTACGCTTGATATGACGTGTTGCCAATACCACCCGCAGACGGAGTGATAGACTGCAAATAGTTCATGTACGGCTGGTTGGCATAGTAACTGCCGACGCCCTGCCCAAGAGAACTGAACGCATTGCCGATGGCGCCCGCAGTCCCGGCCGCCTGCGCGGCGTTGACGTTGCCGCGCTGCGCCGCAATCTCAGCCAGCGCTGCGCCGGTCGAGCCGACGTTGGCGGCCTGCCCCGCTGCGGCGGCTTGGCCGATGCCGGTCAGGTAACGATACGGGTCCATGCGCGCCTCGCGCTGGGAAAGGTAACGGCTGAAAGCGTTCTCGTACTCGGAACTGGCGAGGTTCTGGCCGTACTGCTGGATGCCCTTGAGCGTGCCACCCGACTGAAGCAGACCGCGCGCCGCCGCCGACCGTTCCAAAGCCTTCATGCCTTCCGCCATGCGGAAATTGTACCCCGGATCAGCCTGGAACTCGGCCATGCCGAAATCTTTGTAGGGGGCCATCTTCTGGTACTCGGCCAGCGCATTCTTGCCCGCCTCGACGTAAGGCGCGACAAGTTTGGTCTGTGCAGCCAAGGCTTCTTTCTGCGCCTTAGCGGCCTTCTTGGCAGCCTTCTTCTGCGCGTCGGCGGCCTTGTTGCCCCCAAAAATGCCCGCAGCGGCGCTGCCCGCAGCCCCGATGATTGCCGAGCCTAGAATTGCTGTGCCTGTTGCTATTGCCATGACTGTGACCCTCTCACGTAGGTGCGTTCCAGCGGTTCAAACCCGGCCCGCCTGTAAAATTTGTCTGTCTTACTCACGCGGTTGTCATCCAAAGCAATCATGAACACGGCTGCGGCACCCTTGTCCTTAGCCCAATTCTGCACGCTTTGAAATAGGCTTTTGCCCGCCCCGCAGCCCCGCGCCGCTGGGTCCAACCACCAGAACAGTTCCTGCGCCACGCTATTCGACGGGCTGAAATACAGCGGGTACAACAGCGCGCCGGCAATGCCGACAGGCTGCTCGTCACGCAAGGCCAGCCACACGCCGCTGCGGTCGTCGTCAAACATCGTGCGCAACGTATTAGCCATGCCGTCTTCGTCAAACGGTGCAATCTTAGCGATAGGCGACGCCGCGTGAAACCGCGCCGTCATGTCAAGACACGACGGCAGGTCTTCCACTTGAGCGCGGCGCACCTCGATCACTACGTCACCTCACGGCCGGACACCCGGATGTTGATGGCACTCGCCGTGCCCGCAAGGGTCGAGATGAACCCGGACGGTCGCAGCACATGCCCGACCAGTTCGGGGAAGGTGTACGTCTCGCCCGCCTGCAACGTCTTGGTCTTGACGATCAAGTCGTCGTTACTGGCCGTACCGCCGGGGTTCACCAGGTTGACGCTGATCGTCGCGGCGAGCGCGCTGTAGTTGGTGGCGGTGAACTTGTCGATGATCGCGTATACGCCGGTCGCGGTATATACCGTAGACTGAGTGTTGTTGGCGGTCTGTGCGGGGACAAGAACTGTTACGGTGACGGTCATGTCAAACTCCTTGGATGGACGGCACGGATGCCAAACTTACGGTTACAATAACAGATGGCGTTGCTGGGCGCACCGGGCCTGTTTGCGCCGCGATGTACTGAATGGTGGTCGCGGTGTTGGCCGTGTGCCACATCAGTTCAACGTAATCGTTGGCCGCCATATCAATAAACAGGTTCAAAGCCGCGATAAGATGCCCGGCAACGCCGCCGTGCTGGTTGGGAATGGAGAACTGGCTGTTGCTGTCCGCCACGTCGGTGCCGTTCTTGCGCATCCAGATGTCGGTGTCGTGGATTTGCGCGCTTGTGTTTACAAACTGCACGCTGAACTGCACGTTATAAACACCGGCTTTATCAGCAACGATCTTAGACTTGCAGGTGCCTGTGATGGTCGTCGAGGCCACCGTCTGCGACGCGCTGACAACGTATGTTCCCGTGCTGCCGTCGGTGCCCGTGGTCTGCGATACGATGTACGTGCCTGCCGTGACGCCTGTCCCGGTCAATACCATGCCGGGGTAGAGCGGCCCCGACGTAATCGCGGTAACCGTCATCGTGGTGCTAGCAGGACCAATAGAGGCCGTAAAAACCGCCGCGCGGTCTTCGATCCGCACGCCGTTGCTGAACTGTGTGGTGTCGTACACAATCGGGAACGCTGTGGTGCTGGACCCGTCCGGCTGGTTGGCAAGGCTGTAAAACGACCCGTAAATAGGGTGTGGAACTTGTGGCGTGTTAGCCGGTCCCAGCGCCAGTGCCTGCACGTCGGTGGCAAGCTGGGCGTACTGCGACAGGAGCGCTGATGAACTCTCAGCGTTCAGGGACGCTTGCGTCAACAACCCCGCCACGTCCACGTCTTGCGCGGGCGGTCCTTTCTGGACGTCCTCCAGCGACACAGAACTGCCGCCCGTCTGGTTGAACAGGCTCAAGAAGAACAGATACCACTCACGCGCAATCAACCCCGTGCGCGGATCCGTCAGCGGGACGCGGGGCGGGGTGATGTTGGTGATGTTAGGCATTGGTGCCGCTCACCTGCAACTCAGCGCCCATGATAGCCAGTTTGACCGGCGCAGTACCAGACACCTCGTAGACGCGGTCGCGCAATTTCTGCGTCATGCCAAGCCGCCGCCAGATGGTACGGTAGCCGTACTCACCAATCTTACCCATGGACCGCCAGTGCTCGTTTGACCAAGTGTGGCCGCCGTCATCTGACCAACGCAACATGGCCTGCGGGTTGTACCCCGGCGCTGCGGGGTATTCTTCTGACGTCAAAAACATCGGCGGGATAAACGGCACGGGGAAATTAGGGCTGTCTACCAAAGGCTCAAAACCATCGCCCGCTTCAGTGGTCAGACCATCGCCGCCTTCTGTGGCCAGAAAATTTTGCGCAAACTCGGCAATAAGAAAATCGCCGTTTTCAGCAGTCAAAGGCGTCGCGTCGTCGCCAGGCGGAAGACTTAGACCAACGCCCGCCTCGCAGTCCAACTGCAACGAATGCTGCGCGGTGCGCCGAAGTGTGTTTGCCCCAGTTGGTAACGCCCGCCACGACCTCAACCAACGCTGTTCTTCACCGTTGTAGTCGTAAACGTCCATATCCAAGGCGTAGATATTGCCGTTCTCGTAGTCGCCGACGAGGTTTTCGCTGTTATAAAACGCTTGTGCCTGCGGCCGATAACGTGTCCATTGATTATCCCAACCTGCGCGCTCATGCCAAGCGCCCGTCGAAGCGTCATACACCCAAGTTTTGCCTGCGGAAGGAAACACCAACACGTAGAACGAATGTCCATCCTGTTGGTAAGTAAAACCAATGGCGTCCGACATATTGCCGTATTGCTGGATCTGCCATTCAACGGCGTGCGTCGAGACGCGCTGGCCTTGGTAGCCATTCGCTACGTAAACGATACCTTGCCCGCGCGGGTCTTTGCCCAGCCAGTAAACTTGGTTGTTCATCTTGGCGACGCTATATCGCGCTGCGCAACCCAGTTCGTTGAATGCGCCTTGGATGCGGACCAGCGGAAAGTCCGACAGCCCGGCGTTATACCAGACTTCAGTGGAATTACGCCCAAACAACCACACTTCGCGGTGGTCAACGATCATGCTGATAATGTCGTCCGGGTCGCCTTCCGCGCTTACAAAATCCAGCGGGTCAACGCTGGTGCCGTCAAGAAGTGCCGTCACCCAAATGCGCTGACTGTTGGGTTCGATGAACACGAAATAGCCGTCCAGGTAATCAACGACCGATGCGCCGGGGAAATCTGGGTCGTTAATCTGCGCGTAAACACCCGTTGAGGTATTATAGATATATCCCGACGGATCGGCAGCTATCATGATCTGCGTGCCGTTGTCAGCCATGCTGACCGGACCAGTTCCCGCTACAACACCTTTAGACGTAGCAACGAAGGAGGATGACACTTGGTAAAAAGTGTCTCCCGAAACAACATATAGATTTGACCCGTGTTCCCACATGCCTCGGATCGGCCCAGTGCCAATGGCGGCTCGCAACGCCAGCCCCGGCGCGCGCTGCAAAAAGGCGGGGGTTTTACCCCCTTCCGGCACCATTTCGGGGTACATGTTGACCATACGGCTATCCGCAGCGTTAACGCTGCGGGCGACGTAGGCAGATCCGAGAATGGGCGTCTGCATTCGTTAAGCCAAGACTGCGCCACGGAGCGAAATCGCCCACCAGTCCGTACCAATAAACTGAAGAACGCAGGCGTCTCCTACGGCATTGAACGTGATGGTCGTGCCTGCGCCGAGATTGGTCGGTGTAAGAACGCCCGTGTCGCCACCCGCTGCTTCAGCCACGTACACGATGGTCTTGCGTTGCCCCGCAACACCGTCTGCCAACGTCAGCGCGTTGCCGGTCGCCGTAGACGTGAACGCCGTAACAGGTTGCGTGATGTTGACGGCGCCTGCGCCAGACAACGCCTGCACAGCTTCAACAATGGGGCCATTAAAGGTCTGGGCGCCCGCAAACGCTTGTGCAGCGTCCGTGCGGGCGACAGACGCGCTAGTGGACGGAAACGTCATCGTCGTGCCGTCTGTACCAGACAGCGTCAAAGAATGAGTAGCCGTCAGCGTCTTGCCGTCTACAATCGTTAGCGTAGAGCCATTTGCAGGCGCGGTAATAGAGAGTTTATTAACTGACGTAGCAGAGGCGACCCCCAATGAAGGAGTAACGAGAGACGGGCTGTTAAGTGTTGGCGAGGCAAGCGTCGGCGATGAGGCCAGCACAACGCTGCCCGTGCCCGTAGATGTCGTAGCGCCCGTACCGCCGCGCGCAACAGACAGCGTGCCCGTCGTGCCAGCAATAATTGGAAGCCCAGTTGCGCTAGCCAACGACGTGGTGCTGAATAGAAGCGCGTTTGTCAGTTTCTTGGTAATACCGCCCTGCACAATCGGAATTTCGTCCGCAGGGTCAGAGGCAGCAGCGGCAGGAAGTTGGGAGATGGCGACGTTGGTCATGGATTACCTCAGTAATTACCTGCAAAAATGTTAAACCGTTGTCTGGTGGCGACAAGGCTGTACGGGAGTGCCATGATGTCGTCGGGGTTGTTGATGCGCTTGAGATTGCGCTTGGACGTCATGGCGATGCGTTGCACCTGCCGAGACGGCTCGACGCCGAACTCAGGGGCTAGTTCGCAAGCCAGATTGTACCGGAACGCGCGCAGGTAGCCGGGTGGGAAGGCCAAATCCGTGCCGAGCGTCGCCGGCTGGGACAATTCCTGCACCGATACGATGTGGAACTCCAAAACCTTCGTCGGCACCGGGTAGACGTACATCTCGATGTTGGGGTACGTCATATTGATCCACAGCACCTGCGGATAGGTGCTGGTTACGGTCTTGACGGCAATACCGTTGTACTGCTGCTGGTTGATGAGTTTCAGGCCAAACGAGATGCCGTTAGCCGGGTCGCGGAAATAGGTGCTGTCATCCACCAGAATGGGACGGGTGCCGACGATGTCGCCCGTCGGGCCAAAGGTGCGCGAGCGCTGTCCTGGCGGCCAGGTTTCAACCTGATCTATGGTTGAAAAAACCGACAGTCGTTCAGTATTCCAACTGTCGATCATCTGGTTCATGGCGACAAGCGCGTCCTGCGCGGTTTCGGAGGATGGCGTTTCCCCCTCTGCCAGAACACCGATAAGCCGCAATGAACCGTTGATGATGTCGCCAGCCGTGGTCATGCTAATCGTCCTTCCGGGGGCGACCGCGACGACGCGGAGCCTCAGCCATCACGTTAGCCTCAACCTCGGCATCTGGCAAGATGGCGTCGGGTTCTACGTCGTCCTGAAGATCTTCCAGTTCAAAGCGACGCCATCCATTTGTCTCGTCATACTGCGCTTCAGCTTCCATAGTCGCAACTTTGACGCCGTGCTTGGGGTGCATAAGGTAAATAGTGGTCATGGTGTATCCTATGGATTAACGGGCGGCCCGAAGACCGCCCGCAAGGTTATGCCGTGGCCCAAATAAGCGTATAGACCGGGAAGGTCACGGTATTGGCCAGCGTGCCAGTGGCCGCTGCACGAATACGCAGACGGTCGCCACGGGTCACAGCAAGACTAGCCGTGGTGCCCGTAAGCGTCAGGTTGCGGCGTGCGTTGGCAGTCAGCGCAGTGCCACCCGTGGCCTTGGTCGTGTTGGCGTCGGTTGCAGCAAGAAGTGCGATGCTGTCCGAGCCAGCCTGGCCGAGGTCCGTGATGGAAAACGTGATGTAGTTGGTGTCGTTCGCCGCCAAAGCATCAACGCCGGAAAAGATTACGGCGCTCAACACTCCGGTAAACGGAACGACAACATAAGCGTCAGAGTTGCCAGTGGTGGCAATCGTGGCGCCCTGCACCTGCGAAGACGCACCCTGAACAATGTTCGAGGCGGTGCAGGAGGTAGCGTCGATAACGGCGCCCGTAATGGTCGTACCAGCGACCAGTTCAGGATCTGCGTAAGCGACACCAATAGGCTTGGTATTCGGCATTTATGCCTCCTTAAAGGGTTAGACCCCCGCCGAAGCGGGGGCCGTGTTGCTTACGAGATTGCGTACAGCGCCCAAGTACCGTCGCCGGTGTCGCGAGCGCGGAAGCTGCGCACCGTGCCGGCCGTGGCCGCGATGGTCATCAGACCCTGCGACCCGCTGGTGCCAATCGTCCAGCCCGTGTTGGTCGTCATGGTGATGACGCCGGAGCCGGTGACGTTGATGACACGGAAGTCGAAGGTCGAGCCGACCTTGGCGTTCGTCAACAGCGCATCAAGGTCCGAGGCCAGCGGCAGCGTGTACGCCGCCGTGGTCGTCGGAGAGCCGAGGATGATGCCGTTGACCAACTGAGCCGCAGTCAGCGTCGCGCTGTCCGTGGCAGTTACCGGGGCCGCAGCAACGGAAACCTTAACTTCGTTAAGGTTGCCGTCGTTGAACTGATAGCCGCCGCCTACGCTAGGAATAGCCATTGTCGTATTCTCCTATCTTTAACTTGTTAACCCCAGAGACGGCAAGCCATCTGCGGGCGGATGACGGAATAGCCATAAAGCACGTCGATGCGGCATGGCAGACGGTCGTTGTTGATGTCGTACTGGCGCACAATTCGCATCGAGATGCCGTTGTGAACCTGGCGGGACGCCATATCGACGCCGCTCGGCATGAGCAGGTCAGCCGTGGCAAACGAGATCGCGTCCTTGTGGTAGATCAGGTTCTGCGGATAGGAGGTCGAAGCCGCGCCGACGAACACCACAGCCTTACCAGTGATGGTGAGGGTGCTGACCGTAGCCAGAGCATTCGACGGCGAGTAGAGCGCCGGCGACACAGCCAGCGTCACAGCGCCGCCAGAGGTCGAGGTGTTGGCGGCCGTCACGACGAACTGCTGGAGCGAACCCGTGCTTTCGCGGGTCTGCGGGTTGACGGAGAAGCAGTCAGCCACAGTGAACACGTCGCCCACCGTGAACGTCAGCGCGTTACCAGCGCTGGCGAGGGTGATGGTCGTCGCGCCTTCCGAAGCGTTGCCGTTGACCGTAGCGCCCGTAGCGACGCGAGTGCCACAGGTGTGCTGCTTGATCGACTGCGACATGTTGATTTCCTCGTAGCCGAGAACACCTTCGCCCATCATGCCGTTCTTGAACTGGCGGGAGATCGTGTCAACGGGGTTGAAGAGACCCTTCATGCCTTCGACCAGACCAGCGTTGGCGGCCGGATTAACGGTCGCGTAGCGGGTCGGCATCATGGTAGCGTACTCGTTCAGCTTCTGCTGGGCCTGAAGCAGGACAAGCGAAGTGGCCGGGGTCGTGCCGGGAGTGCCGACGGTCGAGAAGATGCCCTTGTAGGCGCTGGCAACGTCGGCGTCGATGGATGCTGCAAGCTGCGAAATACGCGGCTTCAGAACACGATCCGCGAAATCGTCAAGCTGCATGGTCAGTTCGGCCGACGTGAAGTTCACGCCGATGTGCTTCTGGTTGTTGACAGAGAGCGTGGTGAACTGCTCGTTGTCATCCTGAACCTGAAGGGCTGCACCGTCGGTGACCAGAGCGCGGTCGGGCAGACGGATGCGGAGGGTCGAACCGATCTTGGCGCCTTCGACAGCGAAGCTGTCGTCGTACTGACGGTTCACGTTGCGGGTGATCACCAGGTTGTTCTCAAGGATTTCGAGAGCCTTGCGGGTGATCATGTCAATGGTAAGAAGGCTATTGGCCATGATGTCTATGTCCTATGGACTAACGTCTGCGTTGAGCCTCGTACTTCTTGATCTGGCGCGGCCGTTCCGCTTCGATCCAATCCGACGTTGACATGGCCTTTACAGACCGTGGGTCGGTGGTGTCGTATGCAGGCGTACCTGTTGAGGTACGGGCCGTAACCGGAGCAATCGGTGCCGGGGCGGTGGAAGTTTTCTTGGCCGGTGGATTGGAGCCGAGATTGGCCTCAATCTTTCCGATTTCCCGTGCCTGCAAGAGCGGTGATAGGCGCGCAATCCGTTCGGCTTCCTTGGGATTGGAACCGAGGTAATAGATTACATCGGGGCCGTTATCCGAAGCCTGAATGGTCTGCGCCATCGTTTCCGTGACGGGAAGTTTCGGGTTGTACGCGACCTGTTCAAAGTCGTCGTACTTGTTCCGCGCTTCCTCTTCACGGTCGTGATAGGCATCGAGCGTAGCCTGACGTTCAGCTTCGGCAGCCCGCTTGGCCAGGAGTTCCTGTGCTTTGCGTTCGGCCAAGGCATCGGCGTAGGATGATGCATCTGCGAAGTCGTCTGCTCTCAGCGGTTCCGACGGAACGGCTGGGGGCTGGGACTTAGCCTTCTGCGCCTGCTCGCGCTCCCATTTCCGTTGTTCTCTTGCGAGACGTTTGCCGACGATTGCGTCCAGTTCTTCTTGCGTGAAGGTCTTGGATGCTTCCGTTGGCGTCGGTTCCGGCGGTGTATCTGTAGCGGCAACAGGTTCAGCCGTGGGGACCTGTTCCGGCGCGGGCGCACCCGCTAGTTCGTTCTCGTTCATTCACGTCACCTTTCGGTATCCTGGTCTACCGGGCCAGTACGGTCATCAAAAAATGTGTAACACGTTTCGTTACGAAAGTCAAAGTCTACTGAAAACCTGTGTTTTGCCGCTGGTCAGACGTGGTAGCGGCAGTACCAAACGCTAGAGCAATCATACCAGAGTATTATTGTTGACATTTTTAGTGACCGTAGTCGCGCCATCACTTATTGACGTGACATAATAGTTGTTGATTGCGTTACTTACGGTTCCAGTACTAAGGAAAAGACGTTCAGACCGGCCAGCGCAATTTACAACGCTTTTGACTGTCAAATTGGAGTTAAATCTCAGCAGATACTGCGTGAGGGTCGAGTTGTTTTCCAGATGAATGACAGGTGAATTTGACCCATCAAGCGCAATCAAGGCGCTGGCCGCATAAACATCGACGCCGCCCGTGTGGATATTTGCGGTGCAAACAATGCCGGGGTTTCCAGATCCAACAGAAAGCGTCATCGCAATCTGTCCATCAATGTCCGAAAACGTATTATTGCTGATCTGCGTCTGTTTAGCGGTAAAGATGGTTGTAAATCCTGTTCCATCAAACATCTGGTTGTTTGCAACAACAAGTCGGCCTTGAGAGCTGTCGTGGAAACCAGCGTAACAACGGCACTGACCGATTATCGTGTTTCCGACGCACTCAAATACGCGCCCAAAACCAGTGGATACAGCGCCGGCTTTAGGCGCGCCAGCGACAAAAACGTTTGCTTGGTAAATGGCGCTGAACGTAGACGCGACGCCGGGGTTGTACTCAAACTTGTTGTTTGATATTCGGACGTCAATCATCTCATCCCCGTAGACGATGCCGTTCTCGCTAAGTCCTTTGAAATGGCACCCTTCTACAACGCCGTAAGCAGCACGCGACAATGTAACGCCGTTGTTGCCGTCGAACATGCAACCGCGCACTTCGGCATACCAAGACCCTTCGTGCGTGGATACGCCGAAAGAGTTGCGGCTGAAAGAGCAGTCCGACACCAATGCCTTCATTGCCCCGCGAGCAAAGTCCACCGTATGCCATCCGCGCAAGCCTATACAGTCATGAAATAGCGTTTGCCACACACGCGTGATTAGAAGTCCATAACCAAACGACTGCCCGCTTGGAGCGCTAGGAAGGTTTACGTAGCCAGAATTTTTTTCCACGTAGCCAAAGTCGCGGAACGTGCAGTTTCCAACATCAACCTGGCCGGTGTAATCGCAGCCAAGTTGAAACCGCCCCTTTCCAGTAAACGTAATATTGCTGGCAATTACCTTGCTGTGCCAGCGAAAATAAGCGCAGAAGTGACTTGACCCCGTTGTATTTACCATCTGAAAAGTGGCGTTTTGCATCACAATTTGAGGCGCAAGTTTGTAAGCGGCGACTGTGATTGAACCAGTCTGGCCGCTATCAATAATCTGTTGGGCCTTTACATCGGCAACCGTAGTACCTTCGATGTAGACGTCATTTCCGTCAATTTCGTTGACAACATAGTAGTGGTAAGTGCTTACGGTACCGTTTGTCAGAGCAGGGCTGAGAATTTCAATCAGATCGCCTTTTGCGATGCCCGCCACGCTAGTCAAATGGATGAAGCTGTCATCGCGGTCAATTTCGGTGGCAAGCGTGGTGTTGAGATATGCGGTGGAAGAGCCAACAAAAATCGGCCCGCTTATTTCATCGCATACAACCGTAGCGCCCGCCCAATCAATGGTCATGGCCTTGCCGTTTGTGCGGTTGACGGTGGTTTGGGTAGCCATTCTATATGTAGCCGCGCCGCGCGCCACAAACGGAACGCCGGTATCGGAAGAGTACTGAAGCGCAGCAATAACCGCCGGACTATCGTCCACAACACCGTTACCAATAGCGCCAAAATCCTCGGGGCTAACGCTCCCCTGCAATTTATCTTGGATAGACCTGGCGGTTCCACCAGTAAAGGCAAACCCAAGCCAATTAGATCCGTCGTTGTCCGCAATGTCGGCGACGGTACCAACCTGACCCTTAAACCCGGTAAACCCAACTTGCGTAGCACCGTTCGGAGCTGCAAGCGTTACAGCAAGATCACTGGCAACCAATGAACCGCCAATATTATCCCATGTGCGGATAAGTACATCAGAAGACGTCTGCACAACATACTTGTACAGACTTCCTTCCGTAGCCCAAATCTGTTGTGGCGTGCGGCCGGCGGCGTCGAGAATGATAGGGTTAGCGTTCGGCGTCGTAGCGTTACGCGAGGTATATGTGGTAAGAGGAGTAGTCGTTCCAGCGGCGTAAGTGTAAATTTTGCCGCCCGACAGCGGGTCGCCGTTATCATCGAAGAACTGCCAGCCAGCGCCGCCAATAAAGGAAAGGTTTACAGCCATGTCAGTATGCCCTTGTCTTTCCGTTGACCCATGTTTCGGTGTCGCTGATCTCAGTAGCAGTGGACTGAACGCCGCGAACAATGAGCGAGTAGAGGCGTCCGTTGTAGGGAAGCGTGGCGTTATTACGGCGGCCGATGTAGAGCGGATAGTTGCCGTAATTGCCAGAGCCTTGGTCCGTTGTAGTAACCGTTTGGGTTGAGTTAACCCGTATTGCTACATTATCCGCTGAAATATCTGCGAGGCCTGTTAAAACGGATGTTACCGGAGCGGAGAAGGAAGCTGCCGAATTTGCGGCTGCAAATAGACCCCCTCTACTTGCAAAATTATATCTGCTGACACTTGTATAGAGTGCAAAAGACGAATTGACCGTGCCTATGTCTGTCCCAAACTCAAAAATAATTGCAGTAGCGGGGTCTGTTAGTTTTCTGGCACCCGCAAAAACGCTCATCGCGTCCGTCGCGGTGAAGTTGATGCTGGCCGTGGCAAGGCTGTCATCCGTGCCGTCAAAGCGGAGGTAATAAGGGAAGCCCGTAGTGTCGTAGTCCGTGGAGGTGGTAACACGCTGGTAAAGGGGAAGGCCTACGCCATCATTGGTGACGCG